TAACATAGACACTATTGATAACGCATTAGAAAGAGTACAAGGAATGAGAGGTGTTTTCTTTAATAGAAAAGATAATGATGTTACAAGACAAACTGGTGTTATTGCTCAAGAAGTAGAACCATTTCTTCCTGAGGTGGTAAGAGAAACTAAGGACGAAAAGAAAATCAAATCTGTTGCATACGGCAATATGGTTGGAGTACTTATTGAGGCAATAAAAGAATTAAATGCTAAAGTAGAGGAACTTCAAAATGCCGATAAAGAGCGCAGGAACATTTCTTAGAATATCTGAGATTGCATCTGAGTTTAACGACCCAGCACCTCATCAAATGTCCGAGTTCTATCGTGGAGCTGGACTAGTAAATGATGTAGCTACTAATTCAGCAATTCCGACATCTGGTGCTCTAAGATTTGGAGAATTTTATGGTGCAGGTAATGCTGTATCGGCAGCTGCCACTTCAGGCACAAATGTTGATGTTGCACCTTTATTTCCAGGCACATTCACAAATACAGAAGCTAAAATTTTAACAATAGCATCCCCTGTTCAAATTACAGGTAATAATGTTGCACTAACTGTTCCTTCAAACATGGGTGGAACACTTGATATTCAAAACGCAGGAAATGTTATCGGTTCAAGAGGTAATGCTGGTAATGCAGGTTCAGGTGGTAATGGTGGTAATGCTAATGCTGGTGGAGCTGCAATTTCTGTTCAATCAAATGGAGTTACATTAAACAACTCAGGAACAGTCTCCGGAGGCGGAGGCGGAGGCGGCGGAGGGGCCGCAGGTGCTTCTACTCAGAACTCTAGTCAAGTAAACTTTGGGGCGCAAACCTTTAGCACTACTTTTGGATGGAGACAACAATTTGGTTCTGGCGGTTCATTTCAAAATAATACTGGTTTTATTAATGCAGGTGGTTCATCACTAAACTTTGCAGGTGGTACTACCAGCACTACACAACTTAATACAAGTAGTGGTACAGGAGCACCGGCACGAATCAATAGAGGTAATCCATTAGGTGATGGACCTGTAACTACCGCACACAATAAAAGATATAATCTTGCTGGAGGATTTTACCAACAAATAACTAATACTCCTGGTGGTAATGGCGGTGCTGGTGGTAATGGATATGGATGGGATGGTTCATCTATTGTAACTGCTCAATCAGGTTCAGCAGGTTCTAGTCCAGGTGGTGCAGCTGGTGGTGCTGGAGGTGGTGCAGGTGCAGCTGGTACTGCTGGTTCAAACAGTCCAGGATTTAGTGGAGGTTCAGCAGGTGCAGGTGGTAATTCTTTAACTTCACCTGGTTCAGTAAACTATTCAGTAACTAATTCAGGCACAATTAACGGAACACAAGGATAATACTATGCCATTAGGAACATTGAAAAATACAGGAACAATTACAGGTTCAAAAGAACATACTTATGTAGAGTTTATACTTGTAGGTGGTGGTAATTCTTTTTATGGTGGACAGGTTGTAAGAAACTATGGAAGAATTAAATGTAAAACTATTGTAAAAATTTCAATAGGTGCAGGTAATATAAAAGGATGCCCTTCTTCAATTACATGGAGTGCAAGTGATAATACAGACACTCAAATTACATCTGATTATGGTTTTGAATATTTAAAAGATAGTAATTGGCATAATGATAAAATTGTTGCAAAAGGTGGAGAAGAATCGCTTGTTATTGATAATCTAACAGGCACAGAAACTAGATATGGTGACAATAAAAATAGACCAGGCACATGTGCGATTAAAATGTTAGCAACAGATTATGAAAATGCAATAGTAACAGGAAACCCAACTATAAATACAGATGGAGATTATAAAATATTAGTCTGGTCTCAACCAGGAACATTACAGGTATCTTGATATGGCACATTTTGCAAAGTTAGATTCAAATAATAGAGTAACTGATATTGTTTTTGTAGACAATAGTATTACTCATAAAACTTTCACAGAAAATGATGAAGAAGTGTCTAGAGAAGAAGAACAAAGAGGTATAGATTATTTACAAGATATTTTTGGTAATGATACTGTATGGAAACAATGTTCATTTAATACATGGTCTAATAAACATAAACTAGGTGGTACACCTTTTAGAGGTAACATGCCTGAAATCGGATATCAATGGGATGTATTAAGAAATGCTTTTATACCACCTAAACCTGGTAATGATTACATATTAATAGAAAAAAAATTACAATGGTCTTCAATGGCAGATTGGACAAGTCAATATAGAGAACAAGTAAAACTTTTTAGGAGTGATGTCTAATGGCAGTTACACAAAAAACAGCAGAAAATTTTGGTTTAGACCAAGGGGCAACATTTAGTAAAAACTTTACAGTTACAACTGATGGTTCAACTGCTTATGATATTTCAGGTTTAACATTACAAGCACAAATGAGAAAGTCTTTTGATTCATCATCAGCAACTACATTTACAGCAAGTGTAGTTACAGGTTCAAGTGGCATTTACAAATTAGTATTATCAGAAACAACAACTGCCTCAATAGAAGCAGGTAGATATGTTTATGATGTAGAATTAACATTATCAGATTCAACTGTTGAAAAGGTTCATTATGGCGTTGTTACTGTACATCCAGAGGTAACAAAGATATAATGAATGAACTACAAGAGTTTTTCCAATCTGTTGCAATAGAAAAAAAGAAAGTGGCTGAAGAACAGGCACGAATACAAGCAAGAGAAGAAAGATTAAAACCACAAGTTAAAGTAAAATTAACTGACTTATCAGAGTTTTTTGGTACTATGGCAAGTGCTAAAAGAAATCTTAGACCTAAAACTTTACAAGACGCTGTAACTCCACCAAAACCAGAAGAACAAAAAATGCATTTAGAATTAGAGAGTTTCTTTGATAGACTTTCTAGTTTTGAAAATGCATTAGAAGAACAAATTGCAAAACCTAAAGTAGAACAAGTAGAAGAAGTACAAGAAGAAAAATCAAGTACTCAATTACTTGCAGACGCTATGAGTAAATACACTAAAGGGGCACCAGAAACAATTACAGAGGAACCATCTGAGTTAGATAAGATTAAAGAAGAATTTAGACACTTTAAAGAAATGGTTATTGCACAGATGGCCTCTATCGGTGGCGGTGGTGAAGTTAATCTATTAAAACTAGATGATGTAGATACTGGCGCTATAGGTAACGGTAAAGTATTATCATATAATGCTTCAACAGGTAAGTTAGTATTTACAACATCAAGTGGTAGTGGTGCTTCTAATTTACAAGATTTATCAGATGTAGATACAACAAACTTGGCAGATGATTCTATTATGCAATACAATTCATCTACAGGTAAATTTGAATTTACAAACGAATTAGATGGAGGTACTGTATAATGCCTGTTGCAATTAAGATAAAAAGATTTGAAACTGCTGGTGATGTACCCAATACTTCTGAATTAGTAGATGGTGAAATTGCAGTTAATGTTGTTGATAAGAAAATTTATGTAAGAGATGGCTCATCTATAATAGAGGTTGCAAATACATCTGGTGGTAGTATTGATTTAAGCTCAGTATCACAAGACATAATACCAGATGGCAATGGTACTAGAAATTTAGGTAGTGCAACTAAAAGGTGGGCAGAATTATTTCTTGCAGGAGAAACAATTAACTTAGGTGGTGCGACTATATCATCTGATGGTACTGGTACTGTATCAGTATCGGCAACAGGTGTAACATTGCCTGCTGAATCAAAAGATGAAGACGGAAATAAACTTGCAGTACAAGGTACAGGCACAGGTGGTCAAGTAATTAGAAAAGTACCATTTTTTACGGCAAGTGGTGGTTTAGCAACACCTGCTATTAGATTTGAATTTAATGCTACAATTGATAATAGAAAGGCATTTTCGGATGCACACATATTTACATTGGCAAATGGAACTTCATTGTCTGAATCTGATGTAACTCTATTTCAATTTTAGATAAATAGTAGACAAGAGAGAGGAAAAAGATGTCAGCTAAAACACCTATACGAGGCGTGTTTAGTAGTGGTTCAGCTACTGGACTTGCCGAGTTTCAATCAGGCGAATTTATAGGACTTACTCATGGTGGTTTGGGTGCTTCGTTGTCTATTGGTTCTGCTGGTCAAGTATTAAAAGTAAATTCTGGTGCTACATCATTAGAGTTTGGTAATGTTGAGGCGATTGTAAATATAGATGGTGCAACTGATTTAGAAAGTGCCACATTAGCCGTAGGTGATAAACTATTAATATCTGATGGTGGTACAGAAGGTAGAGCATTATTATCACAAGTAGATACTTTATTTTCAGGCACAACAAAAACACTTACAAATAAAACAATAAGTGGTAGTTCAAATACTTTATCAAATATTGGTAATAGCTCATTAACTAATTCAAGTGTAAACTTTGGTGGAGTTACAGTATCGCTTGGTGATTCTGATACAACACCTGCTTTTGATTTATCAGACGCTACTAATTATCCAACATCTTCATTAACAGGTACCATTACAAATGCTCAATTAGCAGGTTCTATTTCAAACGATAAATTAGCAGGTTCAATTGCAAATGCTAAATTAGCAAACAGTTCTATTACTGTAACAGACGGCAGTACTTCAACTGCTACAGCGTTAGGTGGTACAATAACATTCTCTGGTACTGCTAATGAGGTAGAGGTTGCAGAAAGTTCAGGAACAATTACAATAGGTTTACCAGATAATGTTACTATCGCAGGTAATTTAACTGTAAGTGGTACAACAACCGAAGTATCATCAACAACAATTAATGTTGCAGACCCACTATTGAGTATGGCTACAAATAACAATTCTGCTGACGCTGTTGATATAGGATTTTATGGACTATATGATACATCAGGTTCACAAGATTTATATGCTGGATTATTTAGAGACGCTAGTGATTCGGGTAAATTTAAATTATTTAAAGATAATCAGGCTGAACCTACAACAACTGTAAATACAAGTGGTACAGGATATACTGTAGCAACACTTGTTGCAAACTTAGAAGGTAATGTAACAGGAAATGTTACAGGAAATGCAGATACAGCAACTGCTTTAGCAACAGCAAGAAATATTGGTGGTGTATCTTTTGATGGTTCTTCCAATATAAATTTACCAGGTGTTAATACATCAGGTAATCAAGATACATCTGGAAATGCAGCTACAGCAACAACATTAGAAACTGCTAGAACAATAAATAATGTATCATTTGATGGTTCAGCAAATATAGATGTAGGTACTGTTACATCAGGTTCAACATCAATAACATCCAGTTTAGGTTCTATGGCACTAAACTCAGAAAGACTAGACACACCTGTAGGGTTTATTACTATAAACATAGGGGGAACTAACTATAAAATGCCTTATTATAGTGCATAAATAGTATAGAGGAATTAAGATATGGCAAACCCAAACACAAGAGAATCACTAAAACAATACTGTTTAAGAGCATTAGGTAAACCGGTAATTGAGATAAATGTTGATGATGACCAACTAGAAGATAGACTAGATGAGAGTTTACAATATTTTGCACAATATCATACAGATGGTATTCGTAGAACTTATTTAAAATACAAACTTACTTCAGATGATAAATCTAGACTACAAAACAAAACTAGAAGTAATGAAACATCAACAGATTTAGAAGAATCAGGTGTTACTACACAACACTTTGAACAAGACAATTATCTTGTTATACCTGATAGTGTTATTTCAGTTACAAACATATTTCCTTTTTCAGATAAAGGTAATCTAAACTTATTTGATGTTAGATATCAATTAAGATTAAATGACTTATACGATTTTTCATCAACATCAGTAATTAACTATGATGTAGTATTAAGACACTTAGATTTCTTAGACCATATTTTAGTAGGTGAAAAACCTCTTAGATACAATCAATTAGATAATAGATTATATATTGATATGGATTGGACAAATGATTTAGATGTTGATGAGTATTTAATTATAGACTGTTATCGTAAATTAGACCCTGCTACATTTACAGATGTATTTAATGACATATGGGTCAAAAGATATACAACACAAAAATTCAAATTACAATGGGGTCAAAACTTAGCGAAGTTTGCTGGTGTTACTATGATAGGTGGTGTATCACTTAATGGTAATGAAATAATGCAACAAGCAGAAGCTGAGATAATGAAACTAGAACAAGAAGTCAGAAGTAATTACGAGGAACCACCTCATTTGATACTAGGATAACGCCATGCCAACAAATCATTATTTTCAAGGTGGCAACGGCATAGGTTCATCAGAAGAAAAGAAACTTTTTGAAAACTTAATTATTGAAGGTTTAAAAATCTATGGACATGATGTCTATTACCTACCTAGAACTTTAGTCAATAAAGACCTTATACTTGGCGAAGATGTTGCAAGTAAATTTAATGCAGCCTATCTTTGTGAAATGTATATGGATACAACTGAAGGATTTGCTGGCGAACAAGAATTAGTAAGTAAGTTTGGTCTAGAGATTAGAGAAGATACAACATTTACTGTATCTAAAAGAAGGTGGGAAGATTTAGTCGGAGACCCTGCTACACAAATAGTATCTGATAGACCAAACGAAGGCGATATCATTTATATGCCGTTAATGAATAGTTTCTTTGAGATTCTATTTATTGAAGACCAAGAACCATTTTTTCAATTAGGCAACTTACCTGTTTACAAACTAAGAGTAACTAGATTCGAGTATTCATCTGAAAGACTTGATACAGGAGTATCAGATATTGATAGTGCTGAAGATAAATTCTCACTTGATATGTTGGCACATCAAATGACTTTAGAGGCAGAAGAAGGTTCTCTATTACTT